ATTATAATTAGTTCATAACAAAATCGCAGGGCTAGAATTGTACCAGCCCTGCGGATAATTGGTTATATTATTAAACTATAATTACAGTACCGTCTCTGAAAGTAAAATGGATGTCATTAGCATCATGGATTATGACTTTATCAATGACTGCCAACCACAGCTTCTCGTCAAACTCATCGATCACAAGCGGGCGGGTCTCGATTTCCTGTATAAACCCGTCCAGTACCAATGATTTATTTTGGCGGTTTCGCCGCTGATCCTCTAATTCAGCAATCCGCTCTGTTGCAATCCGGTGCCGCTCCATGTATCCCTGGTGCCGTTCGTTAAATTCATCCTGATTAATGGCAAAGCGGGCGTTTTCATAAATGGATTTCCGCGTGAGTTCGGAAACAACCTCAATTTCGCGGTGCAGTTCCGCAAGTTCCGTTTCAATTGCCGAGCAATCACATAAGACTTCTTGGGCAAGGCGGCTGTTGCTAAGAACCTCATCCCGATCACCCATCAATATGTTAAATGCCTTCAGAAAGCGCTGCTTAATCTCATCTTCTGTAAGATGAGGCGTGGAACAAGGTTTATCGTTTTTGTACTTATCATTGCACCGCCATACCGTGCGCCGGTATTTTGTATTTGAACCCCAGACCTTGGAACCGTAAAAACCGCCGCACTCACCGCAAACGATTTTAGCCGAAAATGGGCTGTGGCAACTGACTGGCCTACCGATTTGTAGTATTGAGGAACTTCACCCTCGTTGACTTTGGTGGTTTTGGTGAGAAAATCCACCGTGAAGCGTTTTTGCAGCAGAGCGTCACCCTTGTATTTTTCGTTGGATAGGATACTTTTTACCGTTGCAACTTGCCATTTCTTTTTGCCGCCCGGGGATAGAATTCCTTTTGCCTTTAACAGTTTTGCAATTGCTGACGGTGTTTTACCTTCCATGAAAAGCCGGAATATCATACGGACTGTTTCCGCTTCAGATTCCACAATTTCCGGTAAGCCATCCTCACCTTTTCTATAGCCGAGAAATTGGCCATATGGCAGGCTGACCTTTCCATCTGCCATACGCTTGCGCTGCCCCCATGTGACGTTTTCGGATATGGAGCGGCTTTCCTCCTGTGCAAGGCTGGACATTATCGTGATGAGAAGCTCACCCTTACTGTCCAGCGTATAAATATTTTCCTTCTCGAAATAGACCTCCACACCTTTCTCCTTAAGCTGGCGTACCGTTACAAGGCTATCCACCGTGTTTCTGGCAAAACGGCTTACTGATTTTGTTATAATTAAATCTATCTGCCCGGCCAAAGCATCTGCTATCATCTGGTTAAATCCATCACGTTTCTTGGTATTGGTAGCACTGATACCTTCATCTGTATAGACCTTAACAAACTCCCAGTCTGCACGATCCTTAATAAATTTGGTATAGTAGTCCACCTGTGCCTCATAACTGGTCAATTGCTCCTCGCTATCGGTGGAGACCCTGGCATAAGCCGCAACCCTTCGTTTAGCAGTCAGATTATTATTTTGGGCTGAGTGTCGCTTAGGGGTTGCCGGTATTATTCTTACATTTACCGCCATTGTTCCTTTACCCCTTTCGCTTTTTCACGAGCAGCCTGCCGCATTTCATCAGTCCAGCTTTCTCTTCGTGACCTGTCCTGCCAGACCTTTTCAACTAAATGTCCATCACAAAACACAAAGACCAGCTTATTGAACTCAGGCACCAAGATTTCTGTTATCTTTTTCTTGAAGATACTTTCATCAAATTCACTAAGCCCGAGAACATCTGTAGCTGCCTCATAAAGTATGTTTTCGGGTATTTGCTTTGCATGACAGGCGGCTTTACCCTGTTCCAAGTATGTTGAGCACTGCCAGGCTGGCTTTCTATTCCCGGCTTTTCGCTTATATTTCTTACCACAGTTTTCGCATCGAATAATTCTGCTAAAGGGGTAACGGTTATGAGTATCACCCTTTGCACCGCAAAGCTTGCGCCGCTCTTTTAAGACCTTCTGTGCTCTTTCAAAAGTTTTCGTATCGATAATGGCGGGGTGTGTGCCTTCAGCAAAATACATGGGTAATTTGCCTTTATTCCAGACCAGCCTTTTTGTTAAATGGTCTGCTACATACTTTTTTTGAAGCAAGGCGTTTCCTGTATATTTTTCATTCTTAATAATTGCAATTACTCTTTCGCTGTTCCAATCCCCGTCCCGTATGGTAGGTATGTTCATTTCTTTTAACTTCACCGCAATCTTGCTGCCGCCCATGCCATTTATATAATCTTCAAATATCATGCGAACGATAGCCGATTCTTCAGGGTCAATTTCAACCTTTCCCTTTTCAATTTTATAACCAAACATGAACCGTAAATTGGCCAGTTTGCCATTTTCAAACTGCTTACGGATACGCCATTTGCAATTTTCACTTACAGACCTGCTTTCTTCCTGGGCGTAGCTGGCAAGAATGGTCAGCATAAGTTCCCCCTCGCCGCTTATTGAGTGGATATTCTGTTCTTCAAAGTATACATCCACACCAAATCCTTTCAACTCCCGCACCGTTTCCAAAAGGTCAACGGTGTTCCTGGCAAAACGGGAGATGGACTTGGTTAGCACGAGGTCAATTTTTCCACCACGACAATCTTTAATGAGTCGCCTAAACTCCGGGCGGTTGTCTTTAGTTCCGGTTAGTGCTTCATCTGCATAAACACCGGCATAGATCCAGCCCGGGTGCTTTTGAATATAATAGCTGTAATGACTAACCTGTGCAGCAAGGGAATGAAGCATTTCCTCCTTACCGGATGATACTCTTGCATATGCCGCTACCTTCGTCAGAGAGGGCATCTTCGTAGTTGTCTTTTCCATTTTCGTTACAGTTCTCTTCAATTTTAGCACCTCCTTTCCAGTTACATATATCACTTAAAAACCCACTAATATCAAGTCTTATAGCGATATATGCTGCCTAAAGGGAGGCCATATTTCTCTGCAATAGTTTCCTCAGCTTTTAACAAATCTTCTTCCGAAATGATGCCCCGATCAAACCATTCAAGAAAGATAGATATGGCAACACGATAATGTATAATTGACTGTTCTATCATCAAAACCGCACCGCCTTTGACTTGCCATAACAGGCCCGGGAGCAGTATTTGCGCTCTCGTTTGCCATAGCTTTCAAAATCTTGACCACAAGTCTGACAAGTAAATGCACGGACGGCTATACGGTTTATTTTTTCCGGATGACTATTCCACCACGCCATACGGCACTTATTTGAGCAGAACCGTTTTTGCTTCTTGCCTGCGATCTGCTTTAGCGGTGCCCCACACTGGTTACAAAGCGCATCTCCTTCTTGTTTAGTTCCTGCAGAAGCAACTCCGCCTAAATTGTTTCTGCGGCAAAATGATTTAATTGTGTTTACTGAAATCCCAAGAACATCTGCAATTTTAGAGTAACTTTCACCGTTTGCACGAAGTATAACAATTTGCTCTTTTTGTAAATTGTTCATCGGTGTTCCTCCTTCTGAGGATAAAAACACCCTCACCATCCACAGGACAGTGAGGGCGATTTGGCAACCGAAAAACACCTTTTATTCAGTTTTAATAAAAGCATCGGTAAAGCCTGCCTTCTTTGCTCTGGCAAGCTGTGCCTCAGCATTAGCCTTGATGGTATAGGCACCGATTTGAACACGATAGTATTTCTTTTTCTCCTCGGTGGCAGATTTATCGCCTTCAATCAGCAGCTTCTTCACATCCGCCCTACAGGCATCCATACTCTTACCATGCAAAGAAAACCAGTGCTTCGGATCACCATGATTACTGGCAATTCCTCTCTGGTATCCTTCATAGTGGCCGATGATGTTCTTTTCCGTCAGGTTATAAAGCCTGCAAAGATAAACACAAAGCTCTATAGCTTCCTTGTAGACCGCATTAAAATAGGAAGCATCAGTCAAATTATCCTCGCAAATTTCAAGTCCAATATGTGTATCATTAGCACTGCCGCCTGCATGCCAGCCCCGATGATTCCAAGGAAGGGTTTGGTAAGTAGCAATAGAGCCATCAGCCAGTTTCCCAATAAAAGCATGGGGGCAAACTTGCCTGCCATCGGGTCTTTCCTGATTCCAGTGATTGCTATACGGGTTTTTACCTAAGAGTTCATCATCCGGCCCAATATATCGTTTAAGATAAGGGTTGTTGGCACCTGTGCTATGGACCATGATGCCTTTTGGCACAATGGTTTTACCTGCCTTGTAGCAGGCATTTTCAGTCAGAATGAGTTTTCTTAGATTCATTTACTCTCACCACCTTCACGAAGCTGAGCCAAGACGTTCTTCAATTTTTCCGGTATGGGAAGACCCATCTTGGATGCATTTTCGACAATACTGATTCCTTCATTGGATAAATAAAAGAAGATAACCGCTGTGCGAATTACACTACCATCCCCGATAATATTGCTGTCAATAATATGGGCCACGCCCACCAGGCAAAAGATCATCACTTTTTTAAAGATTCCCCGAGCCCCTATATCACTGGACAGCCTTTTTTCCAGTAATGCCAACATCACCCCGGTAATATAGTCCAGGACCACAAAGGCTACCAGGGCATATAAGAATCCATCAAGGCCGCCTAAAAACCAGCCCAGCCAACCACCAATGGCGGTAATGGCGATTTGTATGTAGGTCCATATTTCTTTCATTTTCATTACCTCGCTTTCTACATAAAAAATACGCCCTAAGCTTTTAAGGCGTAATTATTCCCTGGAATTTTTTAATTCGCTTTAATAAGGAGCATAGAATACATAACCCGTGGCCTTTATATAAAAGCCATCTCCCGGCACATAAATAGCACCATCTAAGTTATCCGAACCGATAACACTAAGCCCCGGTTGTTCTACTCCTTCCCAGTACAGGCCATCAGCTGAAACATAGAGCATCTCTTCCGCAAAGAGGGCATATTTACCCCAATCTGCCATCCAGATGATGTTGTTGGGGTTATGGATGTTGTTATCAGCTAAGCCTCCCACATTATATAGATTTGTTTCTATCACTTCAGTAGCACTGTCATTTAACATACAAAGCTTTACATGGTATTTATCGGATATATAATTGTATTTCATAACAAAGAGCTTTCCATTAATGGAGCGGATGTTCATATAAGTTGTTTCATTTAAGTCCTCTTGAATGGTAGTGGACCAGCTGCCAGGACTGCTGGAACTGGCTCTAGCTATTTCCTTGCTGTTACTTACAATCCCCACAAAATATCCTTTATGGGCAGTTAAATATCTAAAAGCCGGTACCGATACCCCATCAGCCCCGACCAGGATCCAGGCAGTCCGCTCCTCCAAAGAATCGTAGCTATAATAAAGGGGAGACTTATAGTACCACCAGGATACTACGCCGCATTCGGTTGAAGGGTCATAAGCCCCGCAGATCATATCGTTTTTGGCTCCCTCACAATAACCGGCATTGTACCAGGTTATCCCGTCAAAGGAAGCGATGATGTTCGCCATCCCCACAATGCAGGCCAAAAACACACCATCACCAGCCCAGAGGATATAAGGTTGTCCGTAGCTCCACCAGGGTACACTAACTACTGTCCACTTTTTAGTAGTTTGGTTGAAGTAGGACATATAGGGGGTTTTGGCATAATAGACTGCAATTTGGGCAACTCCGTTATCATATACATCAATCTGTTTTTCGCTGCCATACTGGGTATAGCCGAAGTCGTTATAATATTTCTTGCTCCAGTTGAGTGTTGGAATAGGGAGAACGATACTTCCCCGGCCTCCAAAAGCAGTCCAGATAGCTAAGGTATTATTAAAATTGCGATGATAAGTCATACTTTCCCCCCTTTAGACTTTTTCAATGGCAGTGATTCTGCCGCTACTGTCAGTAGTATAGGTATAATTTGCTGTACTGCCATCAGCATAGGTAACTTCGAAAGCTGCTGCATCCACTAATAACGAAGCTACTTCTTTTAATAAAAGCTCTGAGAATATATCTTCTAGGGTAATACTGGTAATCCTGCCACTGCCATCGGTAGTAAAACTATATTGAGCATGATATTGATGGCTCTCACCTTTTTCTACTTCGTAGGTGACATTGATGGTGTTATCAACTATTGATAGCTCTTTAACTATGGTGTAAGACACCTGCAGGTCCCAGACCTGGTTTTGCACATTATCAACCGAATGGCTCACCCCGGTAATAGAGCTTTCTATCCGGTAGAAGGTATCGGAGATACTGGGCCGGTAGGAGCCTACTTCCACCCGGATGTTATATCTATAGAAGGGATTATACTCTAAGGAGATAATCCTGGTTTTAACATTGATGCCCAGAGGGTTAAAGACTATCTGGACATTGTCTCCAACAGATAAATCCAGCAGTTTAAAAAAGGCAATATCATAGGAAGAGCTATTTTCCCGAGAATCATAGGATACAGCCACATTGGTTACGTTTTTGGTATCCATCACCAGCTGGTATTCGGTAACGCCTCTGTGGCTTCTAATGTTGATCTGGTAACCGTCGTATTCAATCTCCCCGCCTAAAATGGCAATGTACTGCATCAGGGCTGCTCTTCTAGAGACCTTTTGGTTGATTTTCATGGTAACACTATCGGTGAAATCAACGATACCGGCAGTAAAAGGAGTACCCGCTAAAACTTGGGTTAATCCTTCCGTAGGATCTCCAGTGAAATTGAATTCAGTGATATTATACATTTCATGATTAAGCAGATAGGATACATGTTCACACAAGACTGAGCAGATAGGTAGATCCCCTTGAATGGATTTACTAATCTGCACAATCTCAAAATACTGGCCATCAAGTTTTGCTACCTGCCGGGTTTTTAAAGCTAGGGCAGACTTGGCCAGTACGGTAAAAGACAGGGTATATTCCCCGTCCAGGGTTTCCCTTAAATTGGCACTCATAACTTTTTTTATGGACCGAATCAAAGTGCTTCCTGCATATATATCAATCATGGCCAGACTGCCCTCCTTTATTTTATTTAAGCTCCGGCCACTCCCAGGTTTCTGACGGTGACGGTATTTTGGTTCCACTGCAGCTGGGCTATGACTCGGGTTAAGATGTTCCCGTCAATGGTTAATGGAATAGTAACATCAAAGATTGCACCGCTATTTCCGGTATCTACGCCGCTGACTACACTATTCATATCTAAATCAAAGTCGGTAGGAATAGCCCCAGCCATTTCTTTTTCTACATCTTTCATGGCACTCGTAAAGCCTTCTCCGATGCCTTGACCCATGTTTTCACCAATACCAGCAAAAACTTTAGAAGGTGAGCGGATCCCTAGTACACTTTTCATGCTACTTACTATACCGCTTACCATGCTGTTTACTTTACTTTGGATCCAACCCAGCATAGAGGATATTCCATTCCAAAGACCCTGTATAATATTTTTGCCAATCTCCACTATGGAGACGGCAGCTTTTCCTATACCAGTTATAATAGCGGCGACGATTTGCGGCAGGCTTGCGACTAATTGAGGCAAGGCCTGAATCAATCCGGCTGCAAGCTTAATGGTAAGTTCAACACCCAATCCAATAATTGTGGGCAGATTTTCTGTAATAAAATTAATGATGCTAGTAATGATATGAGGCAACGCCTCAATAAGCTGGGGCAGAGCATTTAAAAGCCCTTCCGCCAATCCAGTTATTATGGCAAAGGCCGCCTCGATGACTTTATCCATGTTCTCAAGCAGCCCTTGTACGATTGTTATCACCGCACTCATCGCCGCAGGAACGAGTTCCGGCAAAGCAAGGCCTAAGCCTTCCACAAGCGCGGTAATAAGTTGCACTGCGGCATCAATTAGCAACGGGAGATTATCAATGAGTGCACCGACAATCGTCATAACCGCATCCACTGTAGCCGGAATAAGTTCTGGCAATAAACTTAAAATCGTTTCCAACACCTGGCTGAACACATTCGTGACAGTATTAAGAAGTGTAGGAAGCAGGTCACCAATCGCCGATAAAATCGCGTCCATTGCTATTGGGAGAGCTGTTACGATATTCTCTAAGACAGGCACAATGTTTTTAACTACCGCCTGAAAGGCCTCCACAAGATTCTGTGTCAAATTTGTCATGTCAGCATTAGCATTGCCTAATCCAGCTGTGAAAGAGCCAAGAGCCGCTTGCATCAACCCAATCGAACCGGTTATGGTCTGGGTGGACTCCCTGGCAAAGTTTCCGGCATACTGCTCTGTATTTTCAAAGAACATCTGCATCGCAACTTCAGCTTTTTCGGCATTTGAAGCAGACGCCCAGGTGAAATTTAAGCCCTTGGCGAGGGCGTAGGCTTCAATGTTGGTGGCATTCATGGCGACACCCAAATTATCCATCATTGTGAAGTTTCCCTTGGCTGCTCCCGCCACAGATTCCAGAGCCATCTGCATATCGATGCCCATCACGGAGGCCATATCTGCCGCCCTTTGCATTGCCTTTTCCGTCAATTCAAGGCTTTTTTGCTGTTCAATGCCGGAGCCTTGGAACAAGGCACCCATCTTGTTGGCGGTAGCCAGATACTCACTTTGCGACACGCCGAGGTTTTTATATGCTTCCTCGCCCGCCTTTTGAATTGACGCAGCATATTTGCCAAACACGGCTTCCGAGCCACCAAGATTCTGCTCCAGCTCACCGAACTGTTGCACCACCTCTTTGCCTAGTTTTATCGCAGCGGCACCGGCTGCGACGGCCACTGTACCCATTGCCGCTCCTACACCTTTTAAGATACCGCCTAGTTTCTCAAACCTACTCCCAGCTCCATCTGCAGATTTACCCGTTTCCTCCAGTTCATCGCCAAGTTTATCCGCATCGGCGGCGGACTCCTCCAACTCTCGTTCCATATTATTAAGTTCTGCTTTGGCGTTATTAAGCTGGGTAGCCCAATTCTGGGTTCTGCGATCTGTTTCACCAAATGAATCAGAGGCATTTTTTAGGGCAGCTTCCAAGGTGCTAATTTTTTCCTTCTGTGCTTCAATCTCTTTATTTAGTACATTGTTTCTGGCTGTTATCGCCTGAATGGATTTATCCTGTTTATCAAACTGGGATGTAACCAGATTCATTTCCGAGCCTAGCACCTTAAAACTCTGGTTAATTTCTTTTAAGGCGTTTTTGAAGTTTTTCTCGCCCTCGATGCCAATTTTAAGGCCAAAAGAATTATCAGCCACAGTGTTTCACCTCCTCCCATGCAGACATGAAAAAAGACACCCTGGTTTTAGAGTGTCTTGGTAAAAGATAATATTGTTAAACCGCGGAATATAGATTATGTAGCATATTGTTCTACTAAGATAATGCCCATAATCTCAATCTGACTTTTGAAAATCATTTCTTAGACTTTATCCAATTAATTACCAGATATACAAGGAACGATGCAATATACCCGATAACGAAATAAAGAATGGCATGTTGCCAAACAGGTGGCCATGTGTCGTTGTGTAAATTACTGAAAAACATTCTTGGAAGAACGCATCCTCCAATTGTTACACCGATGCTCACACCAATTGCACTTTTAAGAGATTTTTTTATCATAAATTATCCTCTGCCATTGCCAAAAAATATATAAATAATCTTTGTTCGCATTTATCTAGTAATAAGGTATATTTGATTATAACATTGTTAGCCAATAAATATGCCATTTATATTCCAGTAGGAATCACATCATCAATGAAATATTGCTTTCTCATTTTTGAGATACCAATAAACTGCTTATGACATTCCCACAAATCCATCAAATAGCCAATAGGCATTAGCCAGACTTCTTCTTCCCGGCGATTCAATTGCACCGTCCCATAGTAAATGATCCGGGTAAAGAGTGCCTCCTCACTTACCCGGCCACCTCGTTTTTTGATTCTTCACTCTCCACATTTCTTTTGGTGCCCTTTAGCATACTGGCCATAATAGCGTTTTTGTACTGGGCCAGATCCAATGGCGAGGTCAAAAGCTCCATCTCTTCTTCGGTTAAGAGTTCCTGCTTATCCTCTTTGTTCCTGAGATTGTGGATCAAGATGGACTGATTGGCCAGCAAAGTAATCAGGTAAATTACCTCGTCTAAAGCCATTTCAAAGTTCTCTGTTTTCATGAGCTTTTCACCCAGGTTTTCCAAGCCTCCATAGCGCTTGGCGATGGCTTTGGTCGCTTTCGTGGTGAGAATCAGCCGGTACTCCCTATCACCAATGGTTATCACTGTACTTCTTTCTGCAGAAGCTTCATCTACTTCCACTGGTTTTATTTCATTAGCCATAAGTCATCCTCCCATCTTTATTCTGAAACCACTACTGTAGCTACAGTGGTGGACACGCTATCAGCGCCGCTTAGGCTTAAAACACAATAGTAATAGTAGGTACCGGCTACCAAATCAGTAGGAATGTCAAAGCTGGCTGAGGTTTCCCCATTGATAATTGTACCGCCAGTGGAACTATCTACCTCATTCTCATACCATTGGTAAGTGACTGGGTTACCGGTATTGCTGCTGGCTACCACCGAAAGGCTCTCGGTAATGCTGCCCTCAGTCACTTCCGTTGTAGCTGCCGGTTGAGTCGTAATGGTAATAGTGGGTGTCACCTCAGTAAAGTCGGGTTCATAAACAGATGTGAACCAATTGGTAATGATGGAAGCTGCCACTCCATCATCTCCTTCTGTCACTTCTGCTTTCCATGGGTGTTTATTCTCCCCATCAAGCTTGTTTCTCCTGAAAACAGTGCCTTCTATGGTGGGACTGCTAAAGGTAATGGAATCCCCCTTGGTGGCCAGACTGGTAGCAGGAATACTAAAGATAACCCGATAAAGCCAGAAGTGACGATATCTCCCGTTAGCCTTTTTTGCCCGAAACCCAATAGCCACCGGGCTGCCACCGTCCTCACTTCTGGAAACTACTACGTTGTTACTGTCAATCTTACAGCCGGTTAAATCCTGGATAACTGCTGACGCAAGATCATCCACCCCCAGGCTCAAAGCACCACTTTTAAACTCCTTAACAATTTCTGAGGCTGCATCATTAGCATAAAGTATCGCTTCAATAAGCTCTACACTTAGCTCGGCGGTCATAGCCTTGGCCAGTATTTGGGGAGCGCCATAAGTTTCATCACCGTTTGTATCTTCAGTGATTTTTGCATAATATAGCCGATCTAAACCTATAGTTGCCATGGTTTTATACCTCCATTTCATATTCCATCATTACATCTACGCAATAATGATGGTATTTTGTATCTTCCTCAAAACCGATATATCTGCGATCGGTAATGGAAAAACCAGCCTCAAGGAGTAATCTTGTCAGCTGGTTTCGTCTATTTATATAGTTGCTCTTTGTAAAAAGAGAAAGCCTTACTTCCTCTAGTTGTGTTAACGGTCTATTATCTGCGTAAAGGTCAAGGCTATCTGACATCGGAGTGATTACCAGATATTCATCCGGGGGAGCTTCGCTGAATATTCCCGTTTCAATAGGTATATCCAGCGTTCCCAAGAGAGTATTTAATTCGAATAGTATGCTCATATTCCTTTCTTCAACTCCTCGTCCAGCTTTGCCTTCATCACTTCAATGCAGGATTTTCTGCCGGAAGATCTGGCTGGTTTTAAAAAGGGTTTTGGTGGCTGACCGCTTTTTCCATACTCAAGGATATTTGCAATCTTGGCATTGCTGTCTCCATCACTTCTAGGCTCGGAAAATCCGACTTTGATATTATGGTTGCCTTTTTTATCAATTAGAGCTGGTGAGAGTCCTAAAGCAAGTTCTAGTTCTCCGGTGGAACGTGACGGGTATTTGGTGCCGCTTCCAATGACAGCGGTCAAGTTTGATTTAATCTTATGAAGCATGACCTCACCGCCTGCATCCAGAACTTTAGGAATAATTTCATCTGTCTTATCACCCAGTTTTGATATCTTTAAGAGAAAATTTTCCGGCATTTTAACTGAGCAGCGTCCCATAATGCCAAGTCACCTCCTCATTTCTGCTTTAGCCACTAGATTCCACTACTTTTTTGGCTAGAACCTCTATATACATCCCACGATTCTTTATGTCCATCACACTTGTAACTTTATATCGTCCGTCATTACAAACAATAACCATAGCGGTAGATACTTCAACATCTGGTATCCTTCGAAAACGAAAAAGGGCATTGGCTTCAGAAAAGGCAGCCATGTTTGCCCATTTCTCGCTGGCATACCGATCTTCCTTATATGCTCTGACTGAGGCAATGATGGTATCTTTAACGGTGCTAAAACCTTCACTGTCTTTGGTTACTTCAGTTGTTATCAGGTCAATAAAGGTGTTCATTTTTCCAATGCTCATAGGCTACACCTTCCAATCCCGATCAAGTCGCAGAAGGGAATTAATGGTATCCTGTGCTTGTCGTCCAGCTAATGCGCTATCGGCAAAGAAACCCCCGGTGCCACCGTCCCTACTTTCATAAAAATAGGAGGCAAGCATAATTACTGCCTGCTCGGTAGTAAGGGGTATTTCGTTATTGGAATAATAACCTTCCGATAGATGCTGGTAACTTTCAGCATAGGATATAGCGGCGGCGATATAGCTACTGAGAAGTTCATCATCCTTATCATGCTCTAAGATCAGATTAGCTTTAACTTTTTCAAATAGTGTCATCTCCGCCACCATCCTTTCTTTATTCTTCTGGAGCCACTATTTCCACCATAAATTCGGTTTCATCATAGCCGGAGGACCACAGCGTAAAGAGCTTAGGCGTTTCTATAATCTCATCGCATTTGAGCCACATGATGATATCTCCGTCTGTGCCGCCTACACTGGCTGCCTCTGTTACATCAGCTTGTGTTAGCTGATAACCGTTGTATTTGATTTTGGTGATATCAGAAAGTCCGGTAGATATTAAAATCCCTATCCATTTATGGATGCCCTGTGCGGGATTGGCGCTATCAAATTCCACTAGCTCCTCTACATCAACGGTAACAGTGATTATGCCATCGGCAATGGTTACATCACTGACCTGGCTTTGATTCGCGGTTATCGGCTGCCCTTCGGTAGCTATCGGTGCTTTCGCAACGGATACGTTCCAGGTGTCAAATTCCATGAAACCAGCATCCTTAAGCTTGGCCAGCAAGTCATTGAAGTTATCCTTTAGATCATTGACCTTGGCGGCGGTGCTGTTAGCCTGGTTTGAAGCTATAGGGAATCCTTTTAAAAATGCTCCTTCTTTAATCTCCAAAGAGCCACCCTCTATAACTTCCAAAATCCCGCCAATGACAGTTTTCTCGCCGCCTTGCTCGGTATAGTTTTTAGTGTTATAGCTCATCATTAGCACCCCCATTAAGCCTTCTGCTGCAAGACTTTAATTGCTTCAGGAAGAATCAGTTTCCCATCCACCCTTTGGCTGCCGAGAAAACCAACCTGACCTGTAGTTGCATAAAGCTCGTTCAGGCGTTTAAAGCTTCTTCCTTGTCTGTCGGCAATCCAGTAATACTTGAAATCACCGAAAGCGATAGTCCTGGCACCAGCTGCAATAGTAGGGGCATAAGCAGAGGTATAAACCGGCCGGTTAAGAAGAGTATCCGGAGTCCCAGCAGTTAATGAGGGCTGCCATAAATATTGCCCTTGACCATCTTTTAGTTTTCTTAAGACTTTAACGGTGGCGTCATTAAGGATGAATACCGCATTTTTCCTGTAGGGAGACTTAAGCGAATAGACTAAATCAATAACCTCATCTGCAGTAATAGCGTTATTTGCGGCAGCAGTAGCACCTATTTGCGCACCTCCGGTTGCGGCAAAGATGCCTGTAGGCTTTCCTTCACCGTCTCCTACAAGAAAGGCTTCTTCTTCCTTGGCTCCGATTCTTCTGGCAAACTCAGTTGAGATAAATTCCTCAATGTTAAACACACTGTCATTTAGGAGCTCTTCGGAAACTTTAATCATAGTACCCAGCTTGTAGGCTCCGATTGAAGCCTGACCAAATACCACATCATCCTCGTCATAATCTTCACCTTCATCAAGCCAAGATGCGGTTCCTTTGGTTACTACAATGGGAATTTTACGATCTCCACTTGAAGTTTGAATGATCTTAGCCAGCTTACGGAAGATGTTTTCTTCTTCCAGGGTTTGAATAAGGGTCCTTTCAAACTCATTCGGCACAAGGTATCCGCCTTCTGATTCTTAGCCTATGGATAAAGCGTTTAGCACATCCTGTCTGGGGTTCTTTGAACGCATCACATTCCAGAAGGCTTTTTTGTATTCATCACTGGCTCTACCGGTTTTTTCATCCATATCTGGATTTACTGGCTTTCCAGTAAGGGGCGTGTTG